TCTCAGCATGAGAGAACTTCCACTTCCTCTTCTATGGCAAATACAAACAGGCGAAGGACATAATGGTTCTGTTGTAGTTGGCAAGATTGTTTCTATGGAACGCACTGAAGATGGTATTGGTAATGCTAAAGGCTATTTCGATAAAGGTGCTTATGGACAGGAAGCTGAGCGTTTAGTACGCGGTGGCTTTATTCGTGGAGTTTCGGCTGATCTCGATCAATTTGAGGCAGACGAAGAGGTTAAAGAGGCTAAAGAAGGCTCTGACACCAAGATAGAAAGCGGTAAAATAAAGATCAAGAAAGCACGAGTCATGGCTGTGACTTTGGTGCCGAAGCCAGCTTTCCAAGAATGCTCAATTCAACTCGCCGATGAGCTCGGCGGAGAAGAGGAAGAAGTGAATATCCCTGACGGCGTATATGTCGAAGGAGTAAACCCTCTCGATGCTTCGGCTCTTGTTGCTTGCGGAATGATTGCAGGAGCAATTCCTGTAGTCCCACCTAGGGAGTGGTTTAACAATCCAAAACTAAGTGGACCTACTCCACTTACTGTTGAAGATGATGGTCGAGTATTCGGTCATATCGCAGCATGGCATGTTGATCATATTGGACTTAGCATGGGAACTAAACCACCACGCAGTCGTAGTGGATATGCCTATTTCCATACTGGAGTTTTAAGAACAGAAGACGGTAGCGATGTACCAGTAGGACAGTTAACTCTTGCGGGGGGACACGCACCGTTAGAAGCATCTGCTCATGAAGCAGTTCGTCATTATGACGACACAGCTTCCGCTATTGCAGATGTACATGCTGGAGAAGATGCCTTTGGTATCTGGGTTGCTGGATCTTTGCGTCCAGGATCTACTCCAGAACAAATTCGTGCACTTCGTGCATCAGCACCTTCTGGTGACTGGAGACCAATTAAGAATGCTTTGGAACTTGTGGCAGTTTGCCAAGTAAATGTTCCAGGATTCCCAATCGCTCGTGCTCGTGTTGCATCAGGATCTGTTATGGCTCTTGTTGCTGCTGGAGCTCAAGTACTTGCACAGCTAAAGGCAGATCCTCTTTCAGAAATGCAAAAGAGAATTGAAGAGCTAGAGAAACCACAAAAAGAAGCTCTAGTTGCTTCAGCAAACGCTGCTCGTGTTCGTATTCAAGATTTCCAAAATGAGCAACTACAAACTCAAAAAGCTTTGATTGCTGCAAAAGTTGCACAAGTAAAAGCTGATGCAGATTCAGATTTTGACTATATGAATCAAACTTTTGACGAAAATCCAGAGGCAGAACTAGCTGTTATTTCTCGCCGAGTCCGTATGAGACTTGCTGAAGAAGGCAAGGCCCTTCCAGACGGTTCTTACCCAATTCGTAACCCACAAGATTTGAAAAATGCCATTCGTGCTTATGGTCGTTCTCGTCCAGGCATGAGAGGTAAGGTAAAGCGTCACATTATGAAGCGTGCTATTGGACTTAATAAAGAAGAGCTAATTCCAGAAAACTGGAAAGGCGCGGCTTCTGACCTAGACGATATTGTCTCTACTTTTAAGACCCGTGCACAGGTAGCAGCTGCGTTAATTGTAGATCCTTCAAAAGCACTTTCTATTAAAGAAATTACAGACAATTTAGAAGCAGTTTTTTCTTCAAAAGAATTTGCTGAAGGAGATATTCCTGCAGAGGATTTAGAAGGTCTAACTGATGAAGAAATTGAAGTTTTAAAGCAAGAGGCTAAGTCTCGTAAGGCAGCTGAAAAGCAAGCCGAAGAGGGTCGTGCTAAATACACCCCAGAAACTCAACCTCGTGATGCTTCAGGCAAGTTCCGTCAGGTGCTTGCTCGTATCAAGCAGGACCTTGGCACCTCTGGTCTAGACCGTGTTCTAGACAAGATTGAAGAGGCTGAAAACTTTGATAACACAGGAAACTACGCTGGAGCAGCTAAAGCTGCAACGGAATTGCTTGACATTATCGAGCGTTTGGACACTGGAGCGCTAAATGCTGAAGCTTTAGAAAATATCCGTTTGAGCGCTGGAGAGCTTGGAAAGGTTATCGCTAACCTCCCATTTGCCTTCGGAGAAGAGGCTCAAAAGATCCGTTATTCCGATATGCCTCCAGCCCTAAAAGACCTTATGAAGGACATGGTTAAGCGTGTAGAGGACAAAATCGGCCAAGAAGATGCCGATATAGCTACAGAGGGCTTGAAGAAGTTCATCTCTGGAAGCGACCTTTATAACCAGTCAGAGATCTCTAGCGAGATGGCAAAGCTTCTCCGCTTACTTACCTAAGTAGAGAAAAATCGTACAAATAACACTATAAAAAATAATGTACTATATAAATCAGGTGGAGTGCCTCCACGCATATGTGCGTTCTTGGAGTCCCTCGGCCTCGACTGATAAGCGAGACGAGAAGCCTTAACACCTTCTTGTCGTGACTGCCCCGGAGGAGGGACAGTAGTGGACCAAATTAAAGAAATGTTTGATCAGCTAGCTGATCTTGCAGATGACCAAGTTACTGAACTTCAGAACAAGATCATCAAAGAGTTTGAGTCCGTTGAGAAAGAAGATCCAACTCCGCAATCAGTTGATGCGATGTCGTCATTAGCCGACATGCTTGACACCGTCCGTGGTGAATTCAAGCGACGCGAGGCCGCGGTTCAGGAGCTCGCCCAGCGGGCCGCTGAAGCAAGCGCTCGTGTTTACGGCGAAGGCGAAGAAAAAGATATGGAATCCGATTCCGAAGAGGAAAAGAAAGAAGATATGTTGGAAGAAGCAGAAGAGATGGCAATGCCATCTAAGGATGCTGAAGAAGACATGCCTTCTGAAGAAGTTCCTGTCGCTGAAGCTCCTGCTGCAGAAGAAATGCCAGCAGAAGAAGCACCTACTCCAGAGATGGATGAGGAAAAGAAAAAGGAAGAGGAAAAAATGTCTGAAGCGTCAATCGATGTGGATAAGACCGTCGAACTCTCGACAGAATCAAATGAAGTTGTTACCGAAGCAGCTGCCGCTGTAGAGGCAACCGCTGTTGTAGCTGATGGCGCTGAAGAAGCACCAGCAGATGCACCAGCAGATGTAGTAGACGCTGCTCCTGCAGATGCAGAAGTAGCAGCAGAAGCTGAAGTAGTAGCTGAAGCAGTAGCAGTAGAAGCAGATGCAGCAGTTGCTGCAGATGCAGAAGCTGCAGTTGCTGATGTTGCTGCAGATGCAGAAGCATCAACCAAAACCGAAAGTGAACCAACAATGGTTCAAGAAAAGATGGAGGCACCTGTGACCGCCGCTGCTGATAATGCAGATAACCTCAATATTGAGGTCCCGGCTGACCGTCGCCCTGTTGCACAGGCATCTGTAGCTCCCGTGGCAATCACTGCGGGTGCTGACATTCCTGGCTACACAGCTGGCAGCTCAATGACCGACATGAATGATGTCGCGTCAGCGTTCGAAAAGCGTATCCACGCTCTTCGTCGCGTTAACGGTGGAGATGGAGAGCAACACATCGTTGCATCTATCACCACACAATATCCAGAGGAGCGCGTTCTTTCAACAGACGCAGAATCCAACTGGAAGAAGATTCAGGCCGTAACTGGTCCTGAAGCACTTGTTGCATCTGGTGGACATTCGACACCATTCGAGGTTAAGTACGATATCTTCGGTATCGGAACAACTGCTCGTCCTCTAAAGGATGCACTTCCAAAGTTCCAGGCAGACCGTGGCGGTATCCGCTTCGTTACTCCACCAGTACTTAGCTCATACGCTAACGCTGTTGGAATCTGGACTGCAGCAAACGATTCAGCTGAAACACCAAGCCCAGCTTCAAAGCTTAGCTTGACAGTTTCTGCTGCAACCGAAAACACTGTTGCTACTGACGCTGTAACACTACAGCTACAGTTCGGTAACTTGATGACCCGTGCATATCCTGAATTGATCGCTCGCCACAATGAGCTTGGTCTTATTCAACATGCTCGTGAGGCAGAGGGTCAAATCTTGACTCGCCTAACTGCACTTTCAACTGCAGTTACTTCAACCTCACTAATCGGTGTAGCTCGTGACTTCCTAGTACAACTAGGTCGCGCTGCAGCTAACTACCGTGGTCGTCATCGCCTAGAGGCAGATGCTCCACTTCGCGTCATTGCTCCAGCATGGATCAAGGATGCAATGGTTGCAGACCTAGCTCTAGCAGCACCTGGCGATTCAACACTTAACGCAGCCGCAGAGATCGATGGTTACATCGCTTCTCGCAACATCAACATGACCTACCACATCGATGATTTCACCGATGCACAAGGTGCTTCTGCAATGAACGAGTTCGCAGACACATTTGTTTGGTACATGTTCGCAGAAGGAACATTCTTGTTCCTTGATGGCGGTACATTGGATCTCGGAGTTATCCGTGATTCCACCCTTGTTGGAACCAACGACTACAAGATGTTCGTTGAGACCTTCGAAGGTGTTGCAAAGGTTGGCGTTGAGTCACTCAAGGTCACATCAACCATCTCTGTTAACGGTGTAGCAGCAGCTCTCCGTGATACAACAGGTGGCGCAACAGCTGCGGTTATCGAGTACTAAGCCGTACACGAGTAAGCCAAAGTAATTAAGTCAGAGCCCGAGCAGACACTTAGAAAGAAACAGGAGAAAACTAGAAATGGCGTTTAGAGGAATCTATCCAGCACCAGATTTGGTTCACGCACCTTGCGGACTTCTAAGTGTCGCTCGGGTTATGACACATACAGCAGCAAACTACGACGAGCGTTGGGTTCGTGGTTTTAGCTATGAGTTTGATTCACAACCAGAGGTAGAACTTTTCACAGTTAATGATGCAGCTGTGACAGGTGGAACTGTTGGAACTTCTACACTTCCACAGTTTAAAGAGTACGATCCGTTCTTTATTCAAGTAACAGATACTCGTTCATATTTTGGCATCAATGGGGAAGACCGTTTTGCTGTTGCTAAGAAGCAATTAGAAGCAGCTACACAAAAGGCAGTAGAGCTAGAGCTTTGGGAAGGCGTAGCAGCAACTGCAGAAACAAACGGAAATGACTTTTTAAGGGAAACAGGAGCAGCAACTGTAGTAAATACAGGAGCACTTGCTCCAGCAACAGCACTTATGCTGTTGGAACAAGCGATTTCTTCATCACCAGCAGGTATCAATGGAGTCATTCACATGACCCGCGATGTTGCGTCAATCCTCGGATCACGCATCATTTACTTGCCAGCAGATGGAGGAAAAACAGGTAAGGCAATGACTCGTTTAGGAACTGAAGTCGTAATTGGCTCTGGTTACACAGGTGCTGGTCGTCTAACAGACGCTAACACCACTGCATCTGCTTCAAATAAGTGGATGTTTGCAACAGGACCAGTCGATGTACACCTAAGCAAGATCGAAATTGTCAACGAAAATCTTGGACAAGGTGCAACTGTAAGCACAAACACCAATGACTTAACAGTCAAAGCAGTTCGTGCAGCAGCGGTATACTTTGATCCAAGTATCTTTTACACAATTCGTTTAGCACTACCTACAACCTAGTAACAAAAAACAAAGGAGAACACTGGAATGGCCACTCAGGACTTTGCGGCTAGCGTCCAAGGTGTGGCGATCCGAGTCACCAGACTGGACGCCGCTGGAAATCTGCTCAATGGGGCAGGAGACAGCTACACAACCTCGGCGTTCCTCCGCGCTTCCTTCACCCCTGAATATGAAGAGGGTGACGAAATTGTAGAGAAGTCAGCAGACGGCACTGTATGTGTATCATACAAGGCGCCTGACACTCTAAAGCGAATCACAATGGAACTCGCAATTTGCGAACCAGACACAGAACTTTCACAACTAATCTCTGGTGGTTTGCTGCTCCGTAAGAACTACGGATCATTTGCATCACCAGATAACAAGTCAATCGGTTGGGCCGCACCATCCGTTGGCGATGACCCAACAGGTAATGGCATAGCACTAGAAGTATGGTCATTTGCTGTAGCAGATGGTCGTCGTGCAGCAACCAACCCTTACTTCCACTGGGTATTCCCATATGTCAAGCTTCGCCAAAGCGGAGACCGTGTAATTGAAAATGGAATGCTTGCAACAACATTTGAAGGTTATGGCCTAGGCAATGTTGCCTTCGCTGCTGGCCTAGATGGCCGCTGGGAGTTCCCTGTAGCAACTGAGCGTTCATACTCATACGCTCGTGCAACATGGGCACCATCAGGTCTAAAGGGCTTCTATCGCTGGTTTGACGAGTCTACAAAGACCGTAACCAACAAAGCTCTAACATCAAATGTTGCAACGCTAACAACAGGTTCAGCACATGGATATGAAGTAGGTCAAAGCGTGACAGTAAGTGGCGTAGATGCAACATTCAACGGAACTTACACAATTACAGCTACACCTACAGCAACAACATTCCGTTATGCAAAGCCAGACACTGGAGATGTAACATCTGCAGCTGTTAGCCCAGCAGGATCAGTATTGCGTAACCGTGGATACCTTGCAGTGACAGATTTTGCCTCACAAGGGTCAACATCTTCATACAATGTTCCAGGTAACGAGGAGTACAACGCAGATCTTCCAGTCGACTTTATTATTGCGTCAACTGAGGATCCAACCGCTTAATTCCATAAGAAGGGCGGGCATGAGCCGATGTTTACATTACGGTCTTGTGCCCGCCTTTTCTTCTTAGAGACGAGGTGATTTCATGAGCAACCTATGGGTAACACCAGAAGAGTTAGACACCCCTTCGTCCGATTATGCTTATGAAGCTTGTAAGACAGCTTCTTATCTTCTTTGGGCCATGTCTGGCCGTAAATATAGTGGGATTACAACTGTTACAGAGCGTTATGTATCTTCATACGATCCATACCTTCGCTCAGGTGGATCAAGCCTTACCTATACACCAGTTTTAGTAGACGGAAACATTGTAAATATTGCATCTGGCGGTTTTAACCGTTATGCAGATGATGATTTCCAAGGGGATGGAACATCAGCAAACTCCCGTGTTCGACTTCGTGGTCGTAAAGTAGTTAAGATTCACACTCTTCGTGATCTTGACGGAAATATTATTGACCCAAGTAAGTATTATTTATCAGATCATTCAACTATTCTAGGTGTACCTGGCGCTGGATGGTCCCCTTCTCAAGTAGAAGTCACTTACACATATGGGACTCAACCTCCAACTGCTGGTCGTGCTGCAGCAAGACTTCTCGCCTCAGAGCTAGTAAAACTTTATGAAGGTGATGACACTTGTGCCCTTCCACAAAGAGTTACAGCTGTTTCTCGTCAAGGCGTTTCTTATACAATACTTGATAATCAAGATTTTATTGATGAGCTAAAAACTGGTTTATATGCAGTAGATCTTTTTCTAAAAACTGCTAATCCAGATAAAGCTCGTGCTCGTGCTCGTGTCTTTAGCCCAGACCAGCCTCGTGCTCGCCGTATTACAGGTGCATCTCCACTTTACCCACTTAGCGCATTTGATATTTATGTTACTGCTGATGGAGCGTCTAATCTTTATTATTTCTCTGAAATAAATGGAGATTTTATAGACTCGGACAACAACTGGACCATTCAAATTGATTTTTCAGATATAAACAATAATAAAACAGTAGAAATACCTAATGCAGCTTCTATAGATAGAACTGAAAACACCGTTAGATTTAGTTGCACTTACAAGCAAGTATTAGATGTAATAGGACCTCGTGATCCAGGCATTTTAGACATGTATGCTGTAAGACCAAGTCTTGCAAACCCAGCGGTAGACGAAGTTGTACATTTGTTATCTAGCAACATCATCACTCACCTCGGTGAGAGAACTATTCCAATATATACTGTGTAATTGTAGAACCAAGAGACAAGAGGACAAATGGGCTTAGATATAAATCCAGCAACAGTATCTCCTGATGCTAAAAATTTAGCTAATTTAATGCAGAATGTATTAAATGCGGTTATAGCAACATACACTTCTTACACGATGCCGTTACCTGGAAGAAGATATTGGACTTTAGGAGCTCCTGCAGTAGATTGTGAGCAGGTTGTAGTAACAATGCTACAGATGTATATAGGATCTCCAGGAGATGAAGCAACAACTCCACGCCGTTGCAATGATCCTAGATCTGCAACTCTTTTAGTTCAAATTTCTCGTGAGGTACCTACAGTTGGGCAAAACGGTAGAGCACCTTCAGCTGATGCAATTCAAGACTCTTCTGAGATATCAGCATATGACGCATGGATTCTGTTGGATAGTGCAAGACAGTTGGACCAATGGGATCCAGCAAATTTTGGTCTTGGCGTTATTGCAACAGTAGAAACCAACTCTCCAGAGGGCGGGTTTCAAACCGTAACTATGACTATAACTATGGCGGTCCCATAATGGTTAAAGTTAAATTTTACGATGCAGTTTTAGATAATTTTCTTAACAACCCTAACGGGGAAGTTGGAAGATTTCTAAAAGATAAAGGTACAGAAATTCTTACTGTAGCTAGAGCACTAGTTGGAGTAAGAACTGGAAGGCTTAGAAATTCTCTTCATATGAGACATATGAGAGACCTAAGAGCACAATATATCTGGGTAGGTTCTACTTTAGATTATGCATTAGCGCATCACGAAGGCACACCGCGTAGGACTATCGTTCCAAAAAGTGGAAAGATGCTTAGGTTTGCTTCTCGTGGACGGATTGTTTATACCCATGCGGTTCAACATCCAGGCACTGAAGCAAATAAATATCTAAGTAATGCTTTAAAAGCCAAGATATAATTAAACCAACGACAGATAAGGAAAACCGATGACAACACGATTCAAAGATTTTGGTTCAGGAGAGAACCTAAACTCTGAACCAATTTCATTCAAACTTCATGGAGAAGATTTTGAGTGTGTAAAAAACCTTCAAGGAAGTGTAATTCTCGATATTGCAGCTAAAGCTGGAAGTGGAGATAGCACAGACGCAGCTGAAACTGTAAGAGATATTTTCTCTAAAGCTCTAACAAAAGAGAGCTATGCAAGATTCAACGCATTAATTGAAGACTCAGAAAAGATTGTAACTGTGGAAACACTTGGAGCAATCACTGCTTGGCTAGTAGAACAGTATTCAGGCCGCCCTACGCAGGGGCCAGAGCACTCGCTGAGTGGGCAGTAGAACTCTGGCCGTACATAAATGGAAAAGCTCTGGTGAACGGATTGAAATTAACTGAGATGAATATGTCAGACATGCTTGATGTCTTGCATTATTACATGGAAGAAGATTTTAAAGTCGACTCTGCAGAACATGCAGAAGCTCGTGATAAGTCTAGAGCTATTCTATATAAACTCATTTACGAAAAAGAGTTTAAGTTTGGACAAAGTACTGGATATAAAAACCCTACCGCTTCTGGGTTTGAAGATCCTATTGTCCCTGTAGATCCTTTAAAGGAACCTACAAAGTCCTATTTCCCACCGACGGACTTCAACCCAGATCTAGTCAAACCATTCGGGGATAATTTAGACGCCCCTCTAGAGCGTTAGGAGGTGATGGCATGGCAGTTGTAGGAGAGGCATCGATAATTGTTCGTGCCATCACTACTGGCGTAAAAAACGACATACAAAGATCGTTTGATGGTACTGAAAGAATAGGCGAGCGTGCTGGTGCAGACGCTGGCGCTGGGTTTAGTAGAGGATTTAGAAGAAGCAGTGGGGATGTAGCTTCTTTATTTGGAAGATCTTTATCCCAAGCTGATGTAGATAGATTTACTGTAGCTCGAGAAAAATTCTTATCTTTAGCTAGAGTTGGTTATACGCTTGCTGCTAGTTTAACTGCTCTTGGTGGAGTTATTGGCGGTGTAGTAGGAGGTTTAGGGTCTTTAGTTGCTATAGCAGGTGGAGCAACTCCAGCTTTATTAGGTTTATCTGGCGCATTTTTAGCAGTAGCGGCGGCGGCAGGAGTTCTTAGAGCTGCATTTGGTGGAGTAACAGAAGCTATACAAGCTGGGGCAAAAGTTGGACAAAATGCTGCTGCTCAAGCTGCACAAATTAAAG